TGGCTGGCCGGTCCTCAAATGCCTAGATATATTCTTTGCTCTCCAAGCTGACGAAGCGGCCTCGCCGCGAAGTCATGTTGTTTGCAATTCTGGTCCTTCGGAAATCATTGCAAAGAGAAGGAACCAGCCGCGAGCCCGCTCCCCTGATAAATATCGGTATTCATTCCCTTCCCGCAGGATTTTCTTTTGTTCCTTTCCTTTGCTTCGCACCCTAAGGGAAAACAAGAAGCGAGACCCGGTTTCCCGAGCCTCGCCCTTCGCCCTGCAAATATGCGCGATCAATCTCCAGAGTTCTTCTTGTCCCTGAGAGTAACCACGAATTCAGCGGTGATTGCGGAGGCAAGCTGTGCTGCCGTTTCCTGAAGTTCTTCGGAGGGGCCAAATTGCGGATGCAGAAGTCCAAAGATGAAGCCACTAAGCTGACGGTCGATGTTGTTTGGTTCCATAGCGCTGTCGCATAGGCCACGAAACAGTCGCAACGTCAACGGCGTGGAATTTTCTAATTTAAGAGTTTGTTAAATACGGTGTAATGCATTGATAATGAGAGAAAGTGTTAGGCTGGTGATGTGTGTCATACAGCTTCAGTGGGCAAACAAAAAGGGCGAGGCCCGCCCGGACCTCGCCTCTTTTCGCAGGCACGGTGCTCCCTTGTCGCATCAATGCCGGTTCTCGTCCCCCGGCCTAACAGGCCCGACTCACAGACGCTTCAACGCGCCTTCAATGTCCTCCGGCTTGAACAGCCAGCTTCGTGTTCCAATTATGGGCCGCAGCTTTCCCTCGTGAACGAAGCGCCGCACCGTCCACACAGACAACCCCCATTTTTCGGCAGCTTGTTTCGTGGTGAGCAGCACCGGCTCCTTCTCCTTGGGAATGGGGTAGGCCACGCCCGCCAGACTGGCGAACTCATGAGCGCCGATTCCGTGTTCCACCAGCACCTTCACCGCTTCCTGCACCGCGAGCGGCGCTTCCTTTCCTTCGCTCTTCATTCGCTAGGCCGGGTAAGGATGAGTTTGGCCACGCCGCGCAGTGCCGTGATTTCCTCTGCATGCGCTCCCTCGCAATCCGCTTCCAGAGAAGCAAAGTATTTGTCGAGACGCTTGAGCATGTCCTTCGGGTTGCCGTAAATCCCGTATTTGGGATGGGTGATGTATTCCCAGTCCAGATCTCGTTCATGCTCCTTGTAGGTCTCAAGGAATTCGTCGGGATGGTGCCCATGCGCTTCCCCGATTCGCTTGATGGTGAATTCACAGATTTCGCAGAAGTGGAATAGCAGCTTGTTCGTTGCCGTGTCGGTCGTTCGCATATTATTTTGTTTATCATTCCCGGTCGTTTTTCAGCGTTGCCATGTGCCGGTTTCCATTGGTCAACGGTGGGGCCTATTAGCAGGTCCGGGCGCGCCGTTCAAGATATATCAGGTTGTTTGCTTTGACTGGAATATGTATGTTTCGCCCGCCGCGCCTTATGTGGCGGGGGTTAAAGCGAAAAAGAATAACGTGGAAATTTTTTCTGCCGCGCCGCCCGAGGGGGATATTCATGGATATTTATTCCCGCTGAATTTGACGCGCCCGCCGGGGGTGGACAAGAACGAGAGAAAGTTCGTCGTGGATGGATTGCGCCGCCTCTGGCTGCGATGGCCCGCCAGAACGAAGGTAAAGCAAGCGGCCCGTGTGGCGCGGGGAAAGTATCAGTGTGCGGGCTGTGACGAGATTGTCAGCGCAGGAAAAATCACGGTGGATCACGTAGAGCCGTGTGTGGACCCGGAAATGGGCTTTCAGGACTGGAACACGTTTGTTTCCCGCCTCCTATGCCCCCGCGAGAATTTACAGTGCTTGTGCAAGACATGTCACAGCAAGAAAAGCAAAGCCGAGAACGCCCGCCGCCGGGAAGTGGCTAGGGAGAATAAACCAAAGGCAACGAAGCGCACGAGCAGGCGAAAGAAAACGAAGGACGCGGGGCCGCCGCAAGAAAGTTGAATTATTTTTTGTCGATTAGTTCACATCGCGAATCTGCGGTGTAATTATTAGTATGAGTGATAAAACTAAGAGAGTTCAGAAGAAGTTTAAGTGTGGAACCTATCAGGCCCAATTCAGTCGGATTTCAAGCCCCAAGGGCGGCAAAGTGAGATTGGTTTTCTTTGTGTATAATCCAGAGGAGCAGGATTGCGAAAGCTTCGCCACCGATGCTTGCTGGTATGAAGGGACGGAATTCGCGAATAGGTTCGTGGAGACGTTCGGTTGCAACCCGGCAGGATTGAAGGGGGCTGGCTTCACGGTGAAGCTCGGAGAGACCTATTGGGGACAGAACACGATTCTCGCTTACGAGGCCGATCCTTCCTTTGTCGTCCCCGAGTGGGCTCGCAAGTGGATGGAAGCATGGCAAAGCGATTGTGAACTAAAACAAAAGTATCTGGCGGCCCGTCTGGCGGCAGACCCGAAATTTTCGGTCATTCAGCAGGCCCGAGAGGAAACATGGCGTGCCATTCGCGGTATTGCCGAAGCGCCTCACTTGTTGGGATGCACCAGCGCCGAACTCCGAGCTTGGCTGGAGAGCCATTGGGAACCCGGCATGAGTTGGGAGAACTACTCCTTGGATGGATGGCACGCCCACCATGTCATTCCTATATCGCGTGTGAATGTTCTAGACCCGAACGAACTTCGTCGAGTTTGCCATTACTCAAACCTCCGTCCCGCGTGGGCTGCCGAGAACATCGCGGCTTACAACACCATGCCCGAAGCCGCCTAATGAACTTGGAACTAATTTTTAGTATAATTGCGTATGCCTTGCTCCTTACGGTCTTCGTGATGGGAGGGCTTACGGTTAATTTCCTTTTTGGCATCATCACCCTCCAAGTCGTTTCGGAGTGGATTCGCATCTACCGCTTTAAGAATTAATATGTATTGCAAAGAACCCGTGGCCGACACGCCGCATCCCGTGGACATCATTGAGCCACTGGAAGAAACCAACGAATACCGCGAATGCGCCTTGCGCTTCCTCACAATTATTTCTTTGGCCCTCACCTATATCACCGAGCAGGACGACTCCCGCGTTGCCGCCCTTGGTGTGGCTTTCGCGCTCGGATTAGTAAGTGTTGTTGGAAACAAAACAATGAGGGAGCTAGGCAAGGAGCTAAACATATCAAGCGGAACTATATCGTTTCATTCTAAACGCTTCTCGCGTGCCGCTGGCCTGCCGCCAAGCGCCCTCATGCGCGACGAGGCCGACGTGAAACAAGCCAGAGAAAACAGAAACAACTTTTGCCAATGAGCTACGAAGAAAACCTAAGAGATACCATAATGAAGCAATATGCATCCATTGCGGCCCGCCGCGCGCGCATTCAATGGGAAATCAATGAGCTTCTTTTGGAAATTCGGGCGATAGCCCTTCACCTTGAAGCCCTTCAAACCCATAGGCGCAACAGCTACAACGAGACAATTGCCGAAGCTTTCGGCTTGGCTCACGGCCCGGCCATCGTGGAAGCCCGCAATCTTCGTTCGATGGCGAAGAACAAGCCTAACAAGACATTCATGATTCAGAATGGTTTCTTGCCGCGCCCTCCGGCCAAGCAGCCGAAAAAAAGTAAACCTGTGTCCGCCATTGGTCGCATCGGTGCGATGCAAGCGGCCATTCGCCTAGATATAGAGAGAGGTTTGAACTCAATGGAGTGCGAAGTGATAAAGCAAATGATGGATAAGTTAAGGAAAGAACTAGATGAGAAGCCGCGATAATTGCTTAAGTAATCTCTTTAACTCACTTTTGGCTCCTTTAAGTGCCGAGTCAGACAAGCAGCCATGAGCGAACCCGAAAAATCCGTGTCCGTCCGTCCTATTGCCGAGCTGGCAGCCCTCTACGGGGTCTCTGAGCGAACCGTTGGGCGGTGGAAGCGTGATGGCGTGGACGTGAACGACCCGCAGGCCGTCGAGGCTTACAAGGCCACCCTACAGGACCACAAGACACCCGGCGGCAGCGATGCGAAAGCATTGAAGGAGGAAAAGCTTCGTGCCGACACCCGCGAGAAAATCGCCAAGGCAGAAATGGCCGAGCTGAGTTTGGCCAAGTTGAAGGGAGAGCTTTTGTCCGTGTCCGATCTACAGGAAACAATGGTGTTCATCGCCAGCCGCGTGAAGGCCCACGTCACGAAGTTGGAGAAAGACCTTCCGCCCCGTCTGGAGGGCAAGCGCGCCGTGGAAATGGTGCCGCTGGTGCGGGAGGCGGCGGAATCCATTCTTTTGTCCCTTTCTAACGACCTTGCGTCCTTTGACGCCCCGACAGGGGGAGATGTTAGAGAAGAGACTGATTGAAGCTTTTGCACAGGGATGCAAGCCGCCTGAGAAAAAGGGCATAGTGGCGTGGGCCGGGGAGTTCGTGACGATGCTCGGCAGCCACCGGGCCGAGAAATGCGACCTCACGCAAACCCCTTGGCTCATTGAACCGTTAGAGTGGGCAACCTCCTACGATTTGGACGAACTGGTCATTGCCGCGCCCACGGGCTCGGGAAAAACCAGCATGCTCCTTTGCTTGGCCAACTTCATTCCGGCCTGCATGCCGGGGCCATCCTTGTTCACCATTCAGGGTAACGCGGAAGCCGCCGAATTCTACTCCACGAGGCTCCTTCCATCGCTCAAGGCCAACCCTCTGCTAGACGGTCTGTGGCCAAAGAACAGACATGCCGTAAGCCAAGGGCTCATTAACTGGCCCCACATGGCAATGCACCTGTCCGGTGCGAACCACACGGCCTTTCAATCGCGCTCCATTGACTGGCTTGTCATGGACGAAGTGTGGACCATGGCACCCGGACTCTTGGGTGAGGCCCGCAGACGCAAGCACTCGCGGCCCTTCGCTCGGTCAATCCTCCTATCTCAGCCCGGAAACCAAGGGGACGATTTCGACCACGCCTTTAACGACTGCCTCATTGCTGATTTTTGTTTGTGCTGCCCCGGCTGTGGCCACGTCGGCCCGTGGAGCTGGTCCAATCTTCGCTGGGACGTGGAGAAGAACCCACGCGGTGAATATATATTCAAAAGTATTAAGGCGCGCTATGAGTGCCCTTGCTGCGGGCATGTCACCCCCGACACCCCCGAAGGCCGCCGCTCCTTGGCCGAAACAGGCCGATACGTCGCGCGCGATGGAGGCAACCCGAAATCGGGCCACTACGCCTATACGTGGAATGCCCTTTCCGTCTGGTGGGTGGAGTGGGGCAAGGAGCTTGTCGTTGAGTTCCTACAGGCGCAGGAGCTTGCGAAAAAGGGCTTTCCCCATGGATTGAAACAGTTCCGCAACAAGCGGCTGGCCGAAACGTGGATGCCTCAGGAGGAGCTTGAGTGCATAAACATTCCACGGGGCGGCTACAGGCGCGGCCAATCTCCTTTGCTTGATGTCACCATTCTCGCAGTGGACATACAGAAAGACCTCATGTGGTGGGTTCTCCAGACGTGGAGCCGCAGCGGTGAAAGCCGCATTGTCGATTACGGCAAGTTCCTCACCTTTGACGACATTAAGAAAAAGCAGGAGCAATACTCCTTGCCGCCGATTTGTGTCTTTCTGGACGGCTCGGGCTATAGGGAAGTCGAAGTGAAACTTGCTTTGGCTCAGAACTCATGGATCGGGTTGAACGGTGTTGGTTCCGAAAGCTTCTCCGTGCCGTGGAAGGGAAAGCAGGTTCAACGCATTTACAGCACCGTGCGCGAACACGCCACGGCGGCGGGCATTGCGCGGGTTTTTGCTTATTCCTCCCATCAGGCGAAGGAAATGGTGTGTGCCTTGAAAGCGGGCGACGGGCTCAAGTGGGAAGTGCCCGAGGATGCATGCCAACAGTTCATCGACAGCCTGAACAGCGAGGCAAAAAAACTAACAGCCAAGGGCAAGGTGGAATACGTCCAGATTCGGGACCATAATCATTACTTTGACGCATGCTGCCAGAGCCTCATCGGTGCGATTTTGCACAAATGCTTGCCGGACATTTCCAAGGGACCATTGGCGGAAGCTGCCTGACACGGTTTGACACGCGGCCTTCCTGAAAAGGAAGACGCATGGATTTAGCCCTCTCTCGCACTTTGTATATTTGGTCCAAGGGTGACTTGGACAAGCAGGCCCAGCTTGCCGATTGGCTTGATGCCGCAATCGCCGCCATTGCCACCGGAAACGGCGCTAGCCTTGCCTCAGCCACGGCAAACGGCGTGAGCGCCACCATGATGCCCGGCTCCCTCACCGTGAGCGCATGGGCTTCCACCCTCAGCTACGCCATTGCGCTGCTTGAGAATCCGTCCGTTTCCACCATCCGCGCACGCATAGTATGATTTTGAATGAATTTGGTTCCCCGGCGCGATTCATGGAGGCGGCACGTCCGTCCCGTGCCCGTGTTTGGGAATCGCCCGCCACAAAGGATTTTGACGAGCTGGTTTCCAATTTCGATTGGCGCACCGTTGTTGGCGCGTCCCGCAGGTTGTTCGCCAATTTCGGAGAGTGTCGAGGCGCTATAGAACAGAAGAGTTCTTACGCGATTGGTGGGGCCTTCATTCCCGAATATCGCGGAACAGATGCGGACTTCGGGGCGGCGGCCACTGAATGGCTTCTCAATTGGTATGAAATCGCGGACGTGCGCGGCCAGTGGGATTTCCAAACCGTCTTATATTTACTATCGGTCGCGATTGACCGGGATGGCGACGTTTTTTGCCTTCTAACAGAAACGGCCAACGGCTTCCCGCAAATCCAGTGCATTCCAGCGCATCGTGTCGGGCAGCGTGACAATGCGAAAACCGTAGCGAGCGAACCCTACAAAGGGATGCGCATCCGAAACGGAGTGGTGTATTCCCGCACCGGCAGGGCTACCGCCTACCTCGTTCTCGGGGACACCGAAGCAGAGGACAAATTCGTCTCCAGTCGGGACATGATTCATTTGTTCGACCCGTCTTTCGTGGACCAGTCGCGCGGCCTGCCCCTCTTTTCCCACGCCATTAATTCTTTTCGTTCAATGGCACTCGCGAATGAGCGGGAACAGATGGCCCAGCTTATTTTGTCGTCCATTGCCTTCGTGGAACACAACGAGGACGGCGGCACTAATCCTCTGGATTTCTCCGTGGCTCGCGATGCCAACGGGCAGCCTTCTTGCCTTACGTTTGAAGACGGGACCGTCCGTTACTTCCGTGCTGGTTCGGGCTCCAAGATTGAGGAACTGACAAACAATCGTCCTTCGGTCAACTGGCAGGCTTTTCAAGATAGGCTCCTCCGAAGTGCCATGACGGGAGCAGGGTGGCCGCTTGCCATGGTGAATCAGTCTCTTGGCACCGGCACTTTCGACCGTTTGCAAATTCTCCAAGCCAAGCGCGCACTGAGCGACCGTCAGCAGCTTTTGAAGCCCTTCTGTAAGCGTGTTGTCACCTACGCGCTCGGGAAGGCCATCGACTCCGGTATCCTTCCCCCAAGCAAGGGCTGGTGGAACTGGACGTTCTCCGTGAACCAGCAGCTTTCCATTGATTTGGGACGCGATAGCAACGCATTGCGCGCCGAATATGCCATTGGAATGAAGAATCTCACCCAAATTTTGGGCGAGGAAGCACGCAGCTTGGAAGCCCACTTGCGCGAAAGAGCCGAGGAAGCCGCGCTTGCCGAACGCATCAGGCAGGAAGTCGAGCAGCGCACCGGCACCACAATCTCACCCGAGGCAATGCGCCTCAATTGACAGCTTCCAGAGTTATGACTTTGTTTGAAATTTCCACCGAAGGAGCGGCGAACCTCCGCGCCGGATTGGCCCAAGCCCGAGAGGGAATGGACCTTTCCTATTTTGTGAACAAGCGTCCGGCTCTCCGCGTGGAGAACGACATTGCTCATGTTTGGGTATATGGCCCGCTCATGCAGGATGCGGCACCGGTTTACAAAGACCTTGGATGCACGGATTACGCTGACCTAACAGCCGAACTTTCCACGCCCGGAATCAAGGGCATCCTCCTTCACGTCTCGTCCCCGGGTGGAGTAGTCAGTGGGTGTATTGAAGTGGCCGAACTCGTGGCTAATGCTTCCGTCCCGGTCGTTGCCTACGTTCACACATGCGCCTGTTCCGCAGCCTACAAAATTGCATGCGGCGCTGATTATTTGGTTTCGTCTCCATCCGCGACGGTGGGGAACATCGGCACCATACTCGTTTGGGCCGACACGTCCGCCTTCATGGCAGGCATGGGTGTAACGCTCAATGCCATCGTGAACGAAGGCGCATCCCTCAAGTCCACTGGCCACCTTCCCAGCCTAACAGACGAGCAGCTTGCTTTCCTCCAAGAAGGCATAAACGAAGCAGGTGCGGCTTTCCGTGCCCACGTCGAGGCCAACCGCCCCGGCATCGACCCGGAAGTGTGGCGTGCTGGCTGGTATAGCGGCCAACGTGCCGTTGCCTTGGGACTCGTGGACGAACTCGGCTCCGAAGCTGACGCACTGGCGCGGCTCCATGAACTCATTTCAATTTTTGACACCCTAGCAGAATAAAACCATGGGACTCTTTACAAAGAAAATCAACGAAGGAGCGGCGGCGCTTGCGGAGCTTCAAACCTCCCTTGCCTCTGTTTCCGCCGAATTGGCGGAGGCACGCGAA